CCTCCTGACGTATCCCAAATAAACGTACCGCCATTTAAAACTGTTGCAATTAAATCCTCACCGAAATTATCAAGTGACCAGTTTCTTGCTGATATTACAACATTTGATGATGATCTAGGTGTATCCCAAGTGCTAGCTGACCACGTTTCAGTGCCCCAACCATATCCATATGTAGAAGATGTTGGACCAGGATTTATTTGATAGCTTGCATCTGTTGAACCACCACCTGCTGCTGTGGTGCCGGATGCGTTTGTTCCAGCATTTATTGTATAGGTATTGCTAGTTGGCACAGTTAAAATTTCAAACTCAGCATTAAAATCTATACCATCTACCACGTTTGTAGCAGAGCCATTATCAAAAGTAACGAACGCACCAACTTCAGCTTGATGAGCGTTGTCGGTTACTGTTACTGTGGCAGAGCCACTTGATGTAGCAAAAGGATTCGTAAGACTAGCGGTTCTTCTTATGGGAGTAATATCGTATACTTTACCCTCAGAAAAAATATATAGTTTTCTATCTGAACCTAAAGCTAAATATCTTGTACCATCCAAGCCTATCCAAGAGTGTGTATCTCTAACGGCACCAACCACCGTGACATTTGGATTAGGCAAATTAACCCATCCACCCCATCTTTCTGGTTTACCATAATGAAATCTTACAAAGTCAGAATCAACATATTTACGCTGATCTCCAGCAGAATAGGCGGTGTCTTGTTTATCTACACCGGGCTTAAACTTAAGATCCACTAATTTCATAATTTAATAATAAATTACTTATTGTTTTGAGGCAAGAATTGAGTTCCAACATTGCCTCTAAATGCATAATTACCGTAATGAGTCATACCGCTCATGATATCTGCGTATATTTTGCCCCCCATATTTTGCCATAAACGACAGAAAGCATAGTCTTCTGAAAGATATCTTTTAGTTTGTGGTTCTATCATCGTGTCAAAAAAAGTGTAATTCCACTCCGATGTTTTGTGATAGTCAAACTCTTTGTCATGGGATTGATTAATATGTTGGTCAGGCACAAACTTTAATTCTGGATACTGTTTTGCCATTTTTTTAAATACCTCTCTTTTAATTAACATAAAACCAGTTGGGCCGTCCATGACCTCTATAAAACCTTTTTCTAGTAATATCCTATCAGGATCTTTTACATTTAAATTATACTGTAACGAAGCTGCAAGCAGCTCATCTTCAGACATATCTGGTTTTTCTTTCAATCTTTTTTTAACCTTAATCCAATCAATAGTTTTTCTAGGATAGATACCTGTTACGACGTCTTTGTTGTAGTCAAGCATTCTTATTACTGCTTCAGGATTAAAAGCTAGATCAGCATCTATAAATAATAAATGAGTATAGTCACCATCCATGAATAATTGCACTAAAGTGTTTCTAGCTCTAGTTATTAATGACTCATTACCGATTGTTCCAAACTGTAATTCTATTTTTTTAGATGCAGCTAAAGCAACAAGTTGCATGCAACTTTTAAAATAATCTGCTGTTATTACGCCACCATAACAAGGAGTGCCTATAAATAATTTATTTTTCTCCATCGTAAGGATTCCAATTTTTTACGTACTCACCCATGTAATTTGCAGCTAAAGTAATTCTTGTTTGATCACTTGTATTTGGTGACACAGAATGTGTCTGACATCCAGTGAAAAAAATTACACTACCCTCTTTAGGTTTTACTAATTTAATATTGGCGTCTTCGTTTTTTTTGCGTAACCGAAACCTATCATTTCTGTGAAAAAAGAAATTACTAGGAGAGTGTTCCGATGAAACATAGTAAACAGCAGAAAGTAAACAATTATGTTCGTGCTCTTGAGCCCATTGATTCTTATCAAACCAGTTTATCCACCCGTCCATCGGACTTAGTTTAGGAGCCTCCCAGCCCTCTTGTTCTATTGATTTTGTAATAGTAGCAGCAATTATTTCTATAATATTAAAAACTGCAGGATACCTTGCAAAAGAATCCCAAGCTGTTTTGTGAGCTCGCACAGGTCTGTCTTGAAAATTCTCTGTGCTAAAATTATGTATAGCTTTGTTTTTCTCAACTAAAACTATGTTTTCTATTTCTTTCTTCCAATGCTCGTGATCCGGCATCATAAAAGACCAAACGTAATCTGTAAAAACTTCTTGTTTATCTACTTTAATTTCCATACTTAACCTCCAAAAAAACCAAAAGATGCCACGATTCTAGGTGTTATAGATATAGCTTTGTGTCTACTACCCCTTGAAACAAACAATAAATCACCTTTTTCTATTTCATAAAAATTATCCTCTACCTTATAAACGGTTTTCCCATACAAACCCAGTAGAAAAACATCCTCTCTGTCCACATGAGATGGACCAGAATTTGATGCGAAAGAATAAAACAGTCTACAACCATCCTCTTCATTAAAATTATATTGAAAAGTTTTTCTTAAAAAATTTAAAATATAAACAAAAGGAGAGTAAGATCCGTCAACAGGAGTCGACCAAGTTTTTTCGTATGATCCGCCATGATCAACGGGACATGTGTAATGCTCAATAAAACCGATTAGAAAATTAAAATCATAATCTATTTCTAAATCTGTGAATTTTTTTATGTGCGTTGTTTTTTTATCTTTTATTGTCTTAAAATTATCTGAATTAATTAACATATTTGTATATTAGATGATATTATAATTCTTTCACCGTCATGATAATTTTCACCTTTATGTAATAAATTACTTGGAAAAATTATAAATTTGCCTACTTCAGAGGGTAAATCAAACTGATCTTCCATGCTCGTTAAATTAGGACTATGAAAAGTTGTGCCACCTATGGCAGATAAATATAAAATACTTGAAAAGTTATTGGTCCCACCGTTTAAAAAATTTGCGTGTTTATGTGTATCATGAACACTATTTTTATTATAAAAGGCCGTCCAATATTCAAATACATTAAAAGTATTGAAACGATTTACCATTGAGTACATTAGTTTTTCATACTCATGCAGTTGTATTGGATTATTGTAATCTGAATAATAATCACCAACTCCTCCATGATTAGAAAATACTAGACTTCTTTTTTTTATTTCTTCTTTTTTTAGTAGCACTTCATTTATCAAAGGCTCTATCTCCTTGTTTGTAAATTTAAAAACAAATATTTTTGTACAAAAAAGTTCTAAATTTTTATCTTGTTGCATACTCTACTTTTAAAAATTCATCGACTATTTTTTTAGGCTCAATCTCAACACAGTATGGGTACTCTGATGTTATATTAGTATTGTTTTCATAACCAAACATTTCTGGTTTTGATGTGCCCCAAAGCACAACACCCTTTTTATTAAATGATTTATTTGCACACATATGTTGTAATGCGCTATCAATAGATATGAAAGATACACAATATTTAGCAAGTATCATAAAATCTATTTTGTCCACAAATTTTGGATTGCCACCAAAGTTATTAAAAGCCATGGTGTTTAGTAAAGGCTCTTGCTCATTGTTGTGCCCAAACACAATTATATTTACACCTGGTAATGCCTCTCTTAATAAGTTAACAACTTCTTGTCCTTGATTATAGTTTCTCCCTGCATTTTCTAAATCATAGTTTTCTATCTTTACACTTTGTCCACCTGTAAACTGCACTAAAATAAACTTACCCAACTTCATTATGTCTTTTTCTAGTTCTTTCTCCCTTCTTTCGTTAATGAAAAAATTAGGTCTTCTGTCATTATTGTCTGGCAAGTCATACATTTGTCGCCAATAATCAATGATGTGACAATCGCCTTTTAAAAAATTAGATCTGTACGGTTCATTATAAAAAACATTCCAATAATTATTGAAGAAAGTGTGTGTATGATCGTGCAAAGGTAGTATATGTAAAGGTGTAGAGAAAGCAACTCGTTTGTCATGTTTAAAAAGTTCTGGCCAACTTGACATGATACAAATTTTTCTTAAAACAGTTAGATCGTCTAGTAGCGAAGTAAACTGTAAATGTTTGCCCACTCCACCATCTAAAATATGTATGTCCGCTAATTCATCTTGTTGCATATTCTACTTTCAAATATTCTATTTTTCTAACCCATCCTCTTGGTATGGCTATAGCTCCACCTCCATGGTTGTCATCTTTATCAATACACCATGATCGCATGATTACAATTTTGTCATCATTGTTTACAACCATGTATCCTACTTCTTGACACACGGCTAATGGAGCATCTACTATCTCTTTGTAAGGTAGCCAACCAGTTTCCGTGTCCTTAGCGTCTAACCACGTGATACGAACCATGGGAAATTTTTCCGTATCTGACATACTATTAAATCGTTAACCTGCCCATATTAAAGGACCTTCCTTTTTCATCTTTGCCAAAAGCTCCTTTAGCAAAAACTTCAAATGCCAAACACAATCTAGGATTAGTAGTAGTGTGTGTTCCCATAGAATGCTCTAGTGCAGCATCAAAAATTATTAAATCATTTTTTTCAGGAAAATAACTTAATTTCTCTTGATTAAATTCATTGTCACATTCGTACGTGTATTTTAAATACTGGTATTGTCTTCTTTTTTGAAAACTAATGCAATCCATGCCTTCATCTAAATTTAAATATAATACCCCTGTAAAAAAAGAGTTTATATGATCATGAAAAATACCACTAGAGTACGCTTTATTTATATTTATTAACCAAGACCTAGTGATATAAAATTTTAAATCTTTATTTATTTGTAAAATATCTGCAGTAAATTTTTGAATGTGAAGATCTATCTGTTTTTTAATATCTTGAAAAGCTTTCTGATCAAGAATATTATCACTTATTGAATATTGTTCGTCCTCTTTAGAGAAATCTACGCCAGATATGTCATAGCTTTTAATGTCTAAGTTATCTTTATAAATTATCTCGGGAAATATTTTAAAGATCATTCTGCTTTGAATTCAGCATCTTTTGGCACCAAACGTAAATTAAAGGACACAGATCTTCTTTCTTCATTTGGCGTACGGAATGGATAAACCATGTGTGTCAGCCAAGAAGGAAACAAAAATATGTCACCAACTTCTGGTGGATGTTGTAGTTTGTGTCCGCTAAAAGTTTTTGGATCTCCACACATAAAAATAATATCACCAACGCTAGGATAATGATCCTCCGCTGCTCTTTCTTTTTCTATGCTTTCTGGCATCTTTGTATAAAACACACCAGATAAATCACCATCGTGCATGTGTGCAGGGTTAAAGTCTCCCGCCCATTGGCTCACGGCCCACATTGATTCAATTACCATTTTGTTAACCTTCTCAGCTTGTAAAGTTTCACTAGCTGGTGGTATGCTTAAATATTGTTTAACCATCTCACCAATTAAAAAAACTAATTGATGTCCATCTTTATCAATCCACTCTGGTGGCATACGAACTTCTTGTTTTACATTACCAGCTAAATTAGGGGACCAATCCCATTGTTTAGCTAATTTAGGATCACCTAAAAGCTCATCACACTTTTTATTAACTGTATTTAATATAAAACCAGGAACTTTACCCTTTACTATAGTAGGTCCAAAAGGTCTAATTGCATCAAACTTTAATTTAATTTCTTTTTTAACTTCCTCCATGGGAACACCTCATTCTTTTTCTATTGTCATATAGCAATAATTTGCCTATAAATATACAATTAAATAGGCTTAATTTACAAGGCCAGCCTCCTTGCACTAAAACAATCATGATTTGCAGAAGGAGAGCATGCTAAAAAAAATATTTAAAGCTGCAAAGA